ACAGATCGATAAAAACTACAAAGCTGGCAGATCACCTGTCCGTTTCAATAGGCGTCTTATTGACCTGACACCGGAAGAGACCGAGAAGAATAAATATAATCAACAAATGCGTCTCATGGAGTATCTCAATGATCTCCCCGTAATTCAAATCATGATTGATTATATCGAAGCAGACGACGTAATCGCTTACGTTGCTCAGCACGAAAAGTATGAAGACTGGGAGAAGCTGATAGTCTCCTCAGATAAGGATTTTTTCCAGCTAATTTCCAAAGAATCCAAGCTGTATCGTCCGATTCAGGATCAACTGGTAGATTACCCTACCTTAATGGAAGAACACAAAATTCACCCTCAAAATTTCGCACTAGCGAGAAGTTTGGTTGGAGACAAATCCGACAATCTCCCGGGAGTTCCAAGAGTCGGATTAAAGACTGTAGCATCCAAGTTTCCGTTCCTCAAAGAGGAAAAGCAGTATGAAGTGGAGGACATCATGAAACACTGCGAAAAACAAGATAAGATGCTTAAGGTTCACGAGAGCATTGTGGAACACTCAGATCTAGTTGAAAAGAATTATAAGATAATGCAGCTATATAGTCCATCAATCTCATTTCTCCATAAAAAGCAAATAAATTTTTCTCTGAAAGAGTTTGAGCCAAGTATGAAGAAGCTTGAACTTGTCCAAAAGCTCGCTTACGACGGCATCAAGCCAGATTCTTTAACCGTTATGTTCAATGTCCTAAAAAAAATAACTTTAAAAAAATAAAAACTTGACAGACTTTTTGTAATATGTTATAATACTTATAACTCGGAGGAAATATGAATAACAAAGCGGAAACGTTTCAAAGGTTCGGCAAAGCCTTTCAAGAAAAATTTTGTCATCTTATGCTTTCGGATAGACCTTTCTGTGATCAAATCACAGAGGTCTTATCTGTTGACTTTCTAGACTACGAATATCTTCGTGTATTTGTCAACATCCTTAAGGAACATCGTTCGAAGTATAAGGTTCACCCATCGTATGAGATTATGGAAACTAGAATTAGAACAGATTGCAATAACTACACCAAAGCCCTTAAGGAACAGCTTATTGGCTTCTATGCGACTATCAAGTCAACAGATGAAATCCCCAACTCTCAATTCATCAAAGATAGTTCCCTTGACTTCTGTCGCAAGCAAGTTCTTAAAGGTGCTATGATGAAGTCCGTAAAGCTTATCAAGTCTTCTTCTTTTGATGAGATATCAAAGGTTATTGAGGAAGCTCTTAAGCTTGGAACTGACAACAACTTTGGTCATGACTTCATTAAAGACTTCGAGGAGAGATATACCTTGACATCTCGAGACCCCGTATCAACAGGCTTTGAGAGAGTCGATGAGATATGTAAAGGTGGTCTCGGTAAGTCTGAGCTTGGTGTGGTTATCGCTCCAACTGGTGCTGGTAAATCCATGGTTCTCGTACACTTGGGATCTCAAGCTCTCAAGCAGGGCAAAACAGTTGTCCATTACACCTTAGAGCTTCAGGATACGGTTGTTGGCAATCGCTATGACTCTTGTATCTCTGAGGTTCCCTTGGGCGATCTCTTCCAGAACAAGAAGCAAGTTCTCTACAAGATTAAGGACATTCCCGGTCAACTGATCATCAAAGAGTATCCTACAAAGTCTGCTTCAACTGAGACCATCAAGAATCATATTGAACGTCTTCGTAAGAAGGGTATCGAACCTGATATGATCATTGTGGACTATGCTGACTTGTTGAGACCAACTCGCTCTTCCAAAGAGAAGCGCTATGATCTTGAGAACACTTATGAAGAATTACGAGCAATAGCTCAGATTTACAAGTGCCCTGTATGGACAGCTTCACAAACTAACCGATCTGGTCTTAATGCGGAGGTCATTACAATGGAAGCTATCTCTGAAGCATTTAACAAGTGCTTTGTCGCTGACTTTATCTGTTCTCTTTCTAGGACAGTACAAGACAAGCAAGCCAATAAGGGTAGAATGTTTATCGCAAAGAATCGAAATGGGCCTGATGGCCTCATATTCCCAGCATTTGTCGACTGGTCGAATGTGAAAATGAAAATACTAAAAGCTGAGTCTGAAGAGTCAATATCTGATGTCATTCAGGATTCAGAAGACAACAAGATGAATTTCTTGAGACAAAAATATCAAAAACAAAGACGAGGATAAAGATATGTTAACACTTAACAACGTAAATGTCCGAAAGTTTCGCCTTTCGGAACAATTCATTAATAAATACAAAGAAGCCGAGGTTCCATGGGGACCTGTCGGCTATGTGACTTTCAAGCGCACCTATGCCCGAAGACTCAATGAGTTTGAAGATGGTGCAACTGGAACAGAAGAATGGTGGCAGACATGCCGCCGTGTTATAGAAGGTATGTTCGACATTCAGAAGCGACATGCTTTCATGATTGGGATTGAATGGAACGATGCCAAAGCTCAGAAAACAGCCAAAGAAGCATATGACCGCCTGTTCAACCTTAAATGGACACCACCCGGTCGTGGTTTGTGGATGATGGGTACAAAGTTTATCTATGAGAGAACTGGCGCTGGTCTTTTCAATTGTGCTTTCCGTTCAACAAAGAATGTTGCTGACAAAGGTGGCTATCTCTTTGCTTGGATGATGGATGCCCTTATGGTTGGTATCGGTGTTGGTTTTGATACTCTCGGAGCCAAATCTTTTACAGTTAAAGAGCCGAAGTGGACAAATGACACTCTCGTGATTGAAGATTCTCGTGAAGGCTGGGTCAATTCAGTTCATATTCTCCTTGATGGATTCATTCTTGGCAAGAAGGTGCCCAAGTTTGATTTCTCGGCTATTCGAGGTAAAGGAGAACCTATTCGTGGATTCGGTGGCACATCAAGCGGCCCAGGGCCTCTTATTGAGCTTCATGACAACCTGAAAGGACTTCTAGAGCCAAAGATTGGAGAAGCAGTTGAGTCTGTTGATCTTGTCGATATTGAGAACCTTATCGGTCGTTGTGTGGTTGCAGGGAACGTTCGTCGTTCTGCTGCTCTTGCTATTGGTCAATTTGACGACAAAGAGTATCTTACCATGAAAAACGATCAAGAAAAACTCTATCACCATCGCTGGGGCTCCAACAACTCTTTCGAAGCTAGAGTGGGAATGGATTATACATGGCATGCTCAGCAGTCACAAGCAAACGGAGAGCCCGGATACATCTGGCTTGACAATGCTCGTTATTATGGACGCATGAAAGACGGAAAGCGATATGATGACGTCAAAGTCATGGGTTTCAATCCTTGTGTTGAGCAGCAACTTGAAGATGCGGAACTCTGCTGTCTTGTTGAGACTTACCCGGCAAAGCATGATAGCTATGAAGATTACATCAAGACTCTTGAAATCGCTTACATGTACGGAAAGACCGTAACTCTTGTAAACACTCATTGGCCTGAGACCAATGCTATTATGCTGAAGAACCGCCGTATTGGTTTATCTCAAACTGGTGTTGTTCAAGCCTTTAACAAGTTCGGGAGACGTACAATGTTCCAATGGTGTGATGATGCTTATGATCATGTTCAGAAACTGGATAAAGAATATTCAGATTGGCTCTGTGTTCCCCGCTCTGTCCGTATGACTTCGATCAAGCCATCAGGCACAGTATCTCTACTTAACGGTTCAACTCCGGGGATTCACTATCCAGAGAACGAGTACTACATTCGTCGTATCCGTTTTGCAATGAATTCAAAACTTCTCCCTGCTCTCGAAGAGGCTGGTTACAAGATTGAGAAAGATGCTTACTCTCCAAACACAATGTGTGTTGAATTCCCTGTGAAGGAGCCATTCTTCAAGAAAGGAAAGCGAGACATTACAATGTGGGAACAGCTCGAGATCGCTGCTCAATACCAATATTATTGGGCTGACAACTCTGTGTCCATTACTGTGACCTTCCAAGATCACGAAAAGGACGAGATTAAAGATGCTCTTGAAATGTATGAAGCGAGACTTAAAGCTGTATCATTCTTGAAATACGAAGAGACTGGATATCAACAAGCTCCATATGAGCCGATAACTGAGAAAGAGTACAAAGCAATGATAAAGAAGATAACACCTATCAAAAAGATTGAAACTGATGAAGGTGGAGTAGGAACTAAGTTCTGCTCAAATGACACATGTGAAATATAGGAGGAATAATGAAACCATTTAATAGACATGTACTAATAAGACCAATAAAGAAGGAAGAACAAAAGAAAGAATCTCTAATTGTTCTTCCAACTGACTACAAGAAGCCCGAGTCTCCGCATCAACTTGCGGAGGTCTTGGGACTTTCCGAAGACTGCTCCATAGAACTCTCTGTTGGAGACAAGATAGTGTTCGAGAAAAGAATGCTAAATAAGATCCAAATACATGATGAAACACACTATTTAGTGTTAGAAAATTATGTTTATGGGAGATTATAACATGAAACTAACGTTAGGTAAATTACGCAACCTAGTAAAGCAGGTTGTTAAAGAAAACAGAATGGTGATAGCCGAAGAAGAAATCGGCATGACTTTTCAAGAATTCAAAAAAATTCTTTCTGGAGATGTCAAACCCGGTACAAAGCCAGGTACTGACATGCACAGAGGTGGAGTCCAAAGATTAGGCATCATGACCGCTGAGAACCCTAGAGGTATCGACACAGATGATCAGATGAATGTCGAGTTGATGAAGGACTTTGGCAAGATTCTAGACGACAAAGGATTGCAATATGTCTCCATTGGCGGTAAGTATGGCAATCCTGAGAACAGCTATATCATAATAAATCCAACGATGCTTGACATGGTTGAGTTTGGCAAGATGTATGGTCAAGCTGTTGTAATCTTTGCTCAAAAGATGAGACGATATACCGATGAGCCTGCACCAAGTATTCATTTCCGTTTTGATTATGTTCAGACAGAACCAGATGGTCTTGAAGATCCAAAGTTTGGCCCACAAGAGTACTATGTTGAGAAATCACAAGACAAAGTTGTTTTAACAGACGATGATGACAACTATAGTGAACTAGATGGTACTAAATTTACCATTCCATTCTTCGGAGATGATGAAATGCCTAAAGAAAGGTTTGCAACCGCTACAGACCCTGAAAGCGAACTTGCTGGTCTGAAGGGGAAGTATGACCCAGTATGAAAAAACAATTCATCTCTACGATGATGGCATTGGTCGCGTTCAGTATATTTCTCATATGGGTGATGACATTACCGTCGTCAATAGTGCTCGTGTATCTTTTGGCAGAGAGAAGTACGAGCTGGATGCACGGGACAGAAAGCTCATTCGCTACCTCATTAAGCACAAACACACTTCTACT